CGACAAGGGTTCCATAGTAAGTCGTACCTCCGATTCCAGCACCGTCTGGAGGTCCAGAGTAGGTTTTACCGTAATGGTCGATATAATGCCCACCGATTGTTCCTGTAACGCCCAAAACGCTTACAGTGTCTCCGTTAATGTTGGTGATTTGAGAAGAAGCAACCCATTCGTCAACCGCAGTAGTTATTAATTTTGTTCCTGCCGTAAATTCTACAGACTTCTCAACATAGTTTTTTTGATCACCTTTAACAAATACATTGCGGTCAGACAACAGAGTTTCTGTATTGACGTCAATAACTTTAAGATTGCGCGAACCTTTGACGGTATGATTCTGATTCTCGTCAACAGTCTTGGTGTGATTGCGGTGTATTTTTTCTGTCTTATTGCCAGCAGTCGTAATATTAATATTGCCTTCTACTTCTAAGTTATAATCTCCTGCAATTTTAACATTGACATTACCTTTGTATACTAGATCTGCTTGACCCTCAACAATAACAACGTCATCACCACCAGTAATTGATACTTTTTTATTTACAGAAGAGAACAATACGCTTCCGTCAGCGCGCAACTCAACCCCAGCACCAGTTCGATGTTTTATTAGTATACGTTCTCCGCCTGGAGTATCATCAACATGTATGGCATGCCCTGCAGGGGTTTCTTGCACTTGGTTGTGTGGATATGTAGAAGGTTTTTGATCAAAGAATTTGACCGAAACACCGTAATCACCGCCGCCAGAAAATAATTCTTCGACGGTTTCGCCACGAGCAGATTTATTAATAGAAGAACCAAAATAGTATTCTCTATCTGGGTATTCTCCGGCAGCATCGCTAAATCCATCTCTGGGTATTCCAATAGAGTTTTCTCTACCTTCGCCCAACTCTAACGATCTAGATGTGAAGTTGTCCCTATTATTGGTCATTATGTAATTCTCGTGTTGTTTATTTCAGCAGAGGTAAGGGGCGGCTGATTAAACGTGTTTGAGAATAGACTTTTTTTCCCGAACACATCATCAACATAATCCCTAACATCAAATCCTGGATCTTCTTCATTAATGTCTAGGTCGTTATGCCCCAGTATCTGCCCGCCTGGAAATGCTAGGTAGAAAGATCTACAGATTTCTTGGAAAGAAGACATTTGACTTCTCGTTAAAGACGCTGATGATCTATATTCTATGGGGTTTGGCGTTCCAGAAGCACAATTCAATCCACCCACAAATACAACGGCAAGACTTCTAGCATTATGTCCATTTATTTGAGCGTGTTCGCCTTCAATTCCAGAGGGTCTTCCACGTTGAACCGAACCATCTCTCCTAATGACATAATGATAACCAATACCATTATACCCCAATCCAACAAACGCTCTGTTAATTTCCTCAGATCCAATGTTAGCGTTGGTATATGTATCGCTCCAATGAACAACCATTTCTGTAATTTCTCTGCTGACATTTTTAAATTCAGCTTCCAATTCTTCGACAGAAGATATGAATGAAAAAATATAGTCTTCCGCCCCAACTCCATTATTCCACCTAGAATTATCTTGCCCGACTCTAAATGGGTCTGCAAAAACGCTGTTGCTAGTGTCAACAATTACTGTACCCGCTACTGTAGTATCTAGATCTAACAAAAATTTATCAATTTGTTTTGTCGATTTACCGGTACTTTTTCTTAAAATAGATAATGCCTCAACCCTTTCGCTGGGAGTTCCTTGTGCCAGCGCGGCAATTCGTTTTTGTTCTTTTGGTGGAACATCAACACCAGCATTTCGGAATATGTTTGCGACACTATTTGGGTCAACTTTTTGGACCAAATCTTGTGCAAAACCTAAATCTGATTTAGGAAAAATACGATCAACATCACTTTGAAATTGATTTGTTTTATTGACAACACCAGCTCGAGTGTTCGAATAATCTCTCACTGATTCAAATAAATTTTTTGGATTAGTCGCTCCGGAAACAAGGTTCAACGTTTTTGATAAGTTAGAAACTGTTCCGCCATTGTTCATCATACTAGCAACGTCTGCTATAGCATTTGCACCCTCGGCGGAAACAGAATCGAGAGATAACTGTGAAGCAGTCGAACCATCAGTAATTGCGGTAGAAACCATTTGATCAACAACTGCTTGCGTTCTAGAGGAAATAGCATTGACGGCACTAGGACTAGAGAACGCTCCGATCTTTCCAGGTAACGATCCTAAAGATTTTGTAATACCTTTTGCGTTAGCAGCAGAAATCATATTCTGCAAAAATCCTGGCGCTGCACCAAGACCCGTCATTTTAGAGATTATAGTAGAGATATCAGTGGCAGGTCCAGGAGTTTTTATTATCTCATTTACATAACCGCTGTCTGAGTAACTAATATTAATTGTAACTCCTGGGTTTATGTTGAGCGCACTAGTGTTAGTGTTTAATGCATTATTTATCATTCCAGGAGCAGCTTCCGAAGTTACTAATCCTTCGGTTGGATCTAAATTGATTGCACCAAGAACATCTGTTTTAGAACTAAGAGATTTAATTCCGCCAACCGTGTCACTTGTCTTTGCTCCCACTGCTGTCTGTTTTACAGCGGAAAACGTTTCTTTGGTTACGTCTGCAGCGGCATCAACAGAGCCATAAGATTTGATTACATTCTGAGGAAGTTTAACCGTTTCTTTTAATTTATCTTTTGATATTGTCATTATCTACTCGTTGCCTGTTCATATGCAGTTGTGGCTAATTCAATCGCGAGGTTTTTTCCTCGATCAGTTGTTATCGAAGATTTAGTGATATTACCTCCAGCAATTGTGCGATCTTTCATATAATATCTACTTATCACATCTACAGAACCTCCATCTCCATCAATAACTTCGGTCTTTAATAATTTAGAATTTGCTGGTGAAAACGTTGTCCTCAACTCATATAACACGAATTGAAGTTGAATCGAAAACCTAGTATTTAATTGTTTCTGAGAAAATTGTCCAGCAAATTGAAATAAAGCATTAAACCTACTTCCTCCACGAATCCATTTACCTATCCCGAAATATGGCGAATTTAAATTATCAGGATCATGCGTGACAAATTGTGAAATTGCCTCAATACAACCAGTTATTCCTGCTGCTTGTCTTGGCGTATAATTATTATCAATGAAGAACATCATACATTGACTTCTTCTTTTTGCAACATTCACTTTAGGCAATTCATCGTCTTCGATGCTTTCTGTAACAGTATTAAGTTTTCTATCGGGATCATAGTTTGACTTGAACTGACTAAACGCTTTATCTTTTGAGGATTTTATCTGAACGTCTGTGGGAAATTCTAATTTGGTCATAGATCCCAACACTAAAGGTATTTGGGAAGACTTACCGTCCATGAATATTCCATAGACGAATGCTCCAGGAAGAACTTGCGGAATCCTTCCAATGCCCGAACTACCACCCTCAGTCAAAGGAAGCGCAACAGTCGCCCATGGCAAATCTGATTCGGGTACATTACCGCTATATGGATCATGTACGCCATGTATTCTTATTTTTATTCTTCCCTCTAGTCCAGGAGGAGGAGATGAATTGACGACGACTCCGATAAACCAACGAGTTTCATCTCCATAATATTCGCTATTAACTGTCTTCATTATTTACTGCTCGACAAATAGTCTTTGGTTAATTTAGTAATGTTCACAGAAGCAGAATGTTTGGTTCCTCTGAACATATGCCGAACCGCATAGATCAAATAATCGCCAGATTTTTGTCTATCCGTCAAACTTTCTGTGTCATTAACCTTTGCGTCGTCTACAGAAGATGCAAATTGGCAACGCATAATATCACCAACGCTAATTTTAGCATACATAAACGCCACGCCTGGAACAACAACATTCAACATGTTTCTATATAATGCATTACGAATTGAGATGTTTTTTAATTTCAATGTGTGTTCACGAGAATCGGTAACGTCATGATATCCCTGAAACTTATCATATGTTCCCGAAGAAGTTATTTGATGATATACTTTTGAATCATATTGATCTGCGTATTTATTAATAAAGAACTGATTTTCATCAAAAACAGATTGAGAACTCTCAGGCGGTATTAAATCTCGAGATTTCATCTCAGATAAAATGTCACGTATACTAAATCTATCTCTTGATGTTAATCCTGTTCCGATATCAGTATTGGTATATAAAGAACCCAAGGCACCTTTAGATACCATTTTCATAGAATCTTCAGAGGCACTCATCTTAAACCCCTCAATCAAAAAACTTCTTTGTTCTTCTGAAAGATCTTCTGATTTCTGAGCCATTGCTGATGAATATATAAACGGTGTTCTACTATTGAAGGACGATTTTCCTAGCAATCCATCAAGAGATGCAATTCTTATATTATTATCAAAGACCGAAGAATAGGTGAAAAATGGTCCGCCAAGTTCGGTGGTTGCTCGATCCCGTATCCAATCAACAGCTTCGAGCGGATGCATATAGGGCACATTTATTTTCCTCACGCCCTGCGCCGATTTTGTTAAATAAGACTGGTCTACGTTTTTATTTAACGAACCAACAAATATCTCGGTCATTATACCCTCGAGATATGCAGTATATGATTTACTGACTTTGATTAATTTGTCAAAGAAAAAATGTTCTTCGACAAGGGTTATCAGGTTCACTTCGGTTTTGTCATTGGTTCTTATGGTTTTTTCGATCTTTGTCATCAAAAAAGTTTTTTCTTTTCCTTCGGGACCACCAATTCTCGGTTCGTTAATATCAGCAACGCTGGAAATTTCAATTGTTATTTTCTCGGTTCCTCGAAAATTCAGTTTATCCATAATAGATTTATCATCTAACAGAAGAACAGTTCCCGTTAAGTATGGTTTCTCTAATGTTTCAAATAAATTTAATTCGCCGATCATCGCTCTTACGTCAATAGTCGCTGAACCCAAGCGTTCGGCAGAAATTTCTGCTTTAATAATTTTATATTGTTGCGAAATTTTTTGGGTCATGTTCTGAGCAACTTCTTAAACTCCCCGACCACAGAATCAGCAACTTCTGGTCTCAGAACAACTATTTCTTTGAGGTCTCTATTTTTCGCTTGAAATCGATCTTTAACCGTAACCAACTTTTTACCAGAACGGTCCTGAGAATAAGGGTTAACGTCGACGTATTCTCCCTTAGAATCTTCGTAATGATGGGCAGCATTATATTCTGCTTGTGACAACCAAACTGAAGCTACTTGGGTTATACTTCCGTCATCAAAAGATATTGAAGTTACTCCAGTAAAGTTATTTGGATATTCAGAAGGCGGTGCTCCAATTATTTGATAAGAATTTGCCTGACTGACATATACCTCTTTAAATCCATTAGGTTTTATGATTATCTGCCCCAGATCTAAATTTTTCTTTAAAACGGTGGCAAAATATCCAGTACTGGTTTTTACTTTGGTGCCTACTGGAAAACTAGTAGCAACGAAAGAGTCTGTGGTCATTGTATAATTTGGATATCTTTCGTACAGAACCTCATATTCTCTCTCAGAAGGCACCGGCCATCCAGACTCTCGCAATTTATCATTCATCAAAAAGAAAGTCCAGTAGTAATCGCTTGTGCCGTATAATTTATATGAAAGCGTATCGGGTCTTTCGTTGTCTAGGATAGTCTGTTTGGTATAAACAGAAATCTGTTCTTTCAATACATCAATTAAATCAACTCCTGTTGAAATCTTTTGAAAATATACCAAAGGTTCATTATCACCAAAAGAATATTTTATTAATGGAAAATTTTTAAAAAAAGATGACATTAGTATTTACCCTCGCTTATATCCGCTCTAGATAATGTTCTTGACTCTCTAAACGTCATAGAGATATCAACCTCTTGGAAATTTCCGTCTTTATGCATACCCATAGAAGTTGCATTGTATGTAGTAGAGAAATTTTCAAGGTAGCAAGGTAATAGTTTTGTTGCAACTGCTATATCATTATAAAACATTTTAATTAAAAATCTGCTAGGAAATCGATAACCAATGGGGATTGATCCAGAACCATCTTGTTCTTGACCCAAAAATAATTCTTCAGGATATAGTTCTGTTCGGAATAATTTAATAATTTCTGTTATGTTACGCGCCTCTTTGGACGACTGCGGTATCATCTTAAAGGAGAATGAAAACGTTCGCATATTGACCGATTTAAATAATGCCCTTGTATTGGGATTTACAGTAATCCTTGTGGCGGATTTAACCCCAGCGGCAACTGCGTCCCCAGCCATACCACTAAGTTGCGTCGATACTAATTTGCCCACGCCATCAGAAGCGGGTCCAGTAAACTGATCAACCAATGAAGAAATCCCTTGCCCAACGCCTAGAGCGCGGCCGCCTTGTACAGCAGCTTCGGCAGCACCACCGCTCATACCAAGGTCTTGATTCTCATATTGAACCCCATCAGCAAATTGAATTGCTTGCGGTAAATATAGAGTAACTCTTCGTCCTGGTTGTACTTTGGGTTCTTTAAATGATCTTCTTCTTGGTTGCAACCCTTGCGTCTCTGCTTGTGCTCTTCTTTCTGCTTCCTCTTTCTGTTCTTGAGCTGTTTTCTTTATTAGATCTCCTCTCTCGTCTTTTTCATTATCTCTGGTGTTTTGGTCAACTTCTGAAGTAACGCCTGACAGTATTTCGCTAAAATTAGAAACGACTTCGTCGACTACAGAAAAAACAATTCTTCCTTTGTAATCAGAAACATCATCTACCGGAAAGGATAAATTAGTATCATCAGTTGGGTCTGAAGCAGTATAAGATCCGATGACTTTTTCTTGAGAAACATCAGAGTTTTGAGGTTGGGCGGTGGCCATTATAATGCACTCTATAAATATTGGTGATTACGTTTATTTATAGTGAAAAAATGGCATATTCTGGAAGATATAAACCCAAAAACCCAAGTAAGTATGCAGGTGACCCGACAATGGTTGTATATAGGTCAATGTGGGAAAAATATTGTATGATGCATTTTGATGGATCGTCTGATGTTAAATCATGGTCGAGCGAAGAAACCGTTATTCCTTATGTTTATGATGTGGATAAAAAGATGCATCGATACTATATGGATTTCAAAGTAACCTGGAGAGATGGTAGTGTCACATTGGTTGAAGTAAAACCAAACAAAGAAACCACACCGCCCAAAAAAGTTAATACTCGAAACAAGAAGTATCTGACCGAAGCACTCACCTATGTTAAGAATATGAACAAGTGGGAAGCAGCAAACGAATATGCAAAAGACCGTGGTTGGAGGTTTGAGATATGGACTGAGGTTGAGTTGAGAGAGAAGGGTATAATGAAGAAACCGCTCAAACCTCTGAAAAAACTGAAACCATATTCTAGAAAAAAGACTAAATAGTATTCATGAGCAACTTATTTAAAACATTAGAACTGGCAGCGTTTAGGTCTGGGATCACCCCAAGGACAGCGCAGTCTCGCGATTGGTTTCGTAAAAAAGCACAAGCAATTCGTGGAGTTAATCGCGAAGCGTTGATGAAAGAAGAAGAACTAAAGAAATCGAGTAGTGAAATCGCCGGACACATGTACATGTTCTTCTATGACCCCAAGACAAAGGATCAACTTCCTTACTATGATAAATTCCCATTAGTGATTGTTGTTGGACCAGCACAGGGTGGTTTTTATGGATTAAACCTACACTATCTTCCCCAAACTTTGAGGGCGAAGTTCTTAGATGGGTTGTTGGATATAACAAATAATAAGAAATATGACGATTCGACCAAGTTTAAGTTGTCATACTCATTTTTAAAGAGATCATCAAAATTAAAGTATTTTGCCCCTTGCTTCAAACACTATTTAACTGATCACGTTAGAGGAAAGTTTGCAAAAGTAAGTGCTCCTGAATATGAAATTGCAGTATTTTTACCAACGGCAGATTGGGCTAAAGGTAATCCCAATAAAGTATACGCAGACTCAAGGAAAGTAATCAGTGGCATATAATATAGAAGAAATGAAAAACCTAATATCTTCCGGTGGCGGAATTTCGAAGGCGAATCAGTACAGAATTGAACTGTCCGCAGAGAACAACGCAAAACGTTTAGATACGATGTGCCGTGCTGTTAATATGCCAGGAAGACAAATTCTTACCACAGAGCGTAGAATTGGCATAACCACGAAACTTATCCCTTATGGATATGCTAAAGAAAATGTTTCCATGACATTCACTGTCCTCAACGATTCTTTTGTTAGGTATTATTTTGAGTCGTGGATGAACACGATTGTAAGTAACACTTCCTACGAAGTGGGTTATTATAACGATTTCACTCGACAAATCACTGTAAAGCAAATGGCCCCAAACCAAAACGTCGCAGAATTAAAAAAGAAAATAACACCGATCGGTAAAAATACTCAACAATCTGGCGACATTTCCGTTGGGCGATCAGATCAAGTAACTTCTCTTCCCGAACGAGTAATCTATACTTGCATTTTGGAAGAAGCATATCCCATATCAATAACAGGAATAAATTATTCAGACAATTCTCAAGATATGCCTGTAGAGTTGACAGTGGAGTTTAGTTATAAAAATTGGAGAACAAATACTAGTGTCAATCAACAGGAGAGATTACAACAATCTAATGCATTCAATAGAGGAAAATTAAAAATCTCAACACAAGCAGAAGCGGAGTTGGATAGGGGTATATAATTTACAAAATGATTTTATTATAAACGGAGAATGAAATGGCGTTACCTAAGTTAAATGATAGTCCGAAGTTTGAGTTGACTGTCCCCTCTACGCAAAAGAGCGTGAGGTTTAGACCTTATTTGGTCAAAGAAGAAAAAGTTTTATTGATGGCGTTTGAGTCAGGAGATGAGACAGCAACATTGGCAGCAGTATTGGACACTATAGTGTCTTGTGTGCAGGGCGATATTAATCCCTCTACGTTGACAACGTTTGATGTAGAATATATGTTCACTCAGATTAGAGCAAAATCTGTAGGGGAAAAAACCAAGGTTGGCGTAACTTGTGGTGAATGTAATACTAAGAACGAGGTATCAATTAATTTAGAAGAAGTCAAAGTTAAGATACCAGATAACAAAGTATCAAATAAAATTGCTATTAGTGATGAGATTACAATAGAAATGGGATATCCTTCTTATAGTAATCTTACCGATGGATCTCATATGCTTAATGGGAATTCAGAAGGTGCCTTTGATTTAGTAGCGAGTTGTATGGTTGCCATTGAAACAGAAGAAGAACGAATTGCAACCAGAGACGAACCAAAAGATAGTATTAAAGAGTTTCTAGAATCAATGACATCATCTCAGTTCCTTATGTTGGCAGAGTATTTAAAGGAAATGCCCAAGACAACGTATGAACTAGAGTTTACTTGTGAGCATTGCGGTGCTGAAAATAAAAGAACAATAGAAGGAATGCAGAATTTTTTCTAATATGCCTCTCTCATGACAGTTTGGTAAATCATTATAAGTTGAATTTTCAGTTAATGCAGCACCACAAATATTCATTAACGGAATTGAACGAAATGTTACCTTGGGAGAGGGAAATTTATGTCATGATGTTAATTGAACACGTTAAAGAAGAGAACGAAAGGATTAAACAGCAAAATGGCGGACGATAAAAATATCATTGAACCAATGGGTGGTGATTTTCTGCCAGCTTCTACTCAGCTGGCAGAAGTCACTAGAGCATTGCAGATTGCCAACGAAAGTAGATTAACTATTTCGGAAAGGGAATCTGAGGAAGAGACTGACGCTCTTAAGATCTTCCAATCTATTGACAAGAATATTAAAAGTATCGCGGAATCCATCAAGAATTTTTCCAAAGATTTGGTGCAAGAAGTTCAGATACTCAATGAATTCCAAATTGAACAAGCAAAAAACGAATTGATACAAGACAAACAAGATGAAAATAAAAAGAAAGAAGAAAATAGAGAGAAAGGACTAGTTTCGAGCGCCAAGGCAGATTTTGGTAAAGGAAAGGAAGACGCTGCAAAAGAGATCGGAGAAAAAGGTCTTCTCAAATACATTGCTGATATTACTGGATTTGGAGGAACTCTTTCTACAGTTATGAAAAGTCTTGGAACTTTTTCTGCTATAATAGGTACTGTGTTAGGGCCAGCAATGACTTACATAGCAGGTACAACGCTTCCTGCTATAACCGGCGCTATAGCCTCTATGGGTGCTGCATTAACCTCTATGGGTGCTTTTATAATGTCAACAGTTGTTCCTGCTATAACGGCATTTGCAACAGCAGCAATGACGGTTCTTGCTCCGGTTGCTTTAGTTCTTGCCGGAGCATTGGCAGCAATCGAGTTTATCAAAGGGGTTGTTGATGGATTTACTGCTAACGCAGAAGATGGATTTGGCACAAAAATTCTAAGAGGTCTTACTCGGGGCATTGAAGAAGTTCTTGATATGTTTATCATGTGGCCGCTGGATCAAATAAAGAACCTTGTTTCTTGGGTCGCCGGAGCACTTGGGTTTGCTGATGTCGAGAAGGCACTGGACAACTTTAGTTTTCAAGAATCGTTTGCCGAAATAATGGATAGTTTCGAAGAATGGATAACTTCTATACCCACTGCTATTTCTGAATTTTTCTCCGACATGATCGACTCCCTCGGCATTGTACCGATCATAGAAACTATTGGGGAAAAACTATCTAATTTCTTCGAACCAGTCACATCAATGTTCTCCTTTATTGGTGATATCCTAGATGATGCCGGTAATGCGATCGCAGAGTTTGTTTCGGGCGATTTCTTTGACCTATCAAAAATCAAGAGCATGATGACCAACATGTTTGCTGAGATCGGCGTTCCAAGAATAGAGTTTGATGTTCCTGTTATTGGTAAGGTGGGGTTTGGTCCTTTCTATCCGTTTATGCCTGATCAAGTTGATATGGGCGGTGGGAAAACAGGTAGCAATGCCGTGATAAGTGCAAAAGAATCATCAGAAATAGAATCCACAACTACTATGGATTCTGCTGGAAATGTTGTGGAATCGGCCCAAGAGAGAAACGCATCGGCGATCGCTTCATTAGATTCTGGATCTGTTGGAAACCAATACTCAGAAGGTATGAGTTCGAGGATCTTACAGCAAGAAATGGTTACAGAGAATGGTGGTGGCGAGAAGTTCAAAGAATCGTTTGGTGATTTTGATTTTGAAAAAGGCGAGGGAACTATTAGTATATCTCAGACCGACCCTTCTAACGAATTGAACAACATGACAGAAGAATTTACTGGTCTTGGTCCGGTTGCATTTGGTCAGGCAAGGAGACTAGTTGCTTCTGGGGCGTCTATCGAAGAAGTAAGAACATTCTTGAAACAAAAAGAGAAGTCAGTATTCAAATTAGTGAGCGAGATGATTTTTGGTGCACCTGAATATAAAGAATCTGAATATCCCGTCAGCGAACGAGGTGGTCCAGGAGATGTGGGTGTTCCAGGAAGTCCAGGAGATGTGGGTGTTCCAGGAAATCCAGGAACTTTGGGCGTTCCAGGAAGTCCAGGAACTGTGAGTGTTTCGCCAACGCAAATAATGACCAAACCAGATCTCACCGTTAGAGCAGCATCTGCCGAAGCACTTACAAAAGAAACAAAAGAAAGAGAAGACGCAAAAGCATCCGCTAGTGCTGCCCCAGTAATAGTTAATGCGCCTTCAACCGTTAGCAACAACAGCGTTAGTAATCAGTCTATGATTATGGATACACCAAGTGCACTTGACGGATTGTCTTTAGGATACTAATAAAAAAGGCACCCGAAGGTGCCTTAGTGATTGTTCTGGTGGTTTTAAGGAGAACACACTCCCGTCTTACATGTGTTCCAACGCGGGATACCCAAGGTCATCAACCAGCGTCAAGTTTACGGCAGATGAACAAAATGCATAATGCCCTTGTTCGCACGATTGCCTGACGAGCAAATTAGTCTTCTTGTGCTAACTTAGCAAAGTAAGACATAGTATCATCTTCATCATCGTCAGAACTAGCAGAAGCGATCTCAGGCGCGGGTTTGACCTTCATAGGAGCAGGTTCAGAAACCTCTTCTATTGCACGAAACGCTTGA